ATATTTATACTTAATGTTTTGAATACCACTAAGTTACTAATAATTTTCGATATGCACAACTTTTCTTTCATATACTTTTATGCCTTATTTTAATTCCGCCAATGGGTTTTATTATCTTTATCCCTTTATCTTTGCCTCCAACATAAACAAGAGTTCTTGCCGCTTTGGAGAGCTTAAAAATCTTGCTGCATTGTTTAGTGTACTCTCTTCATTCATCTCACAAAGAGGACTATTATCTGCTCGCAAGAAATAAAGGTCATTCTTCTTTCCTATCAATCCTGCTTCTACTGCCTTTCTGATAATTACCTTTGTAGGAAGCAATGGGTCTTTTATCATATTAAGGAATATCTTAGGCTTTGCTTGGATATACTCATTTACCTTACTCTGCAAATACTCTAACTTCACCTTTGGAGAAGTAGGTCTGCCTTCTAATAGCTCTATCAATACTCGTAAGGTATCTACATCATCTTCTACCTTACCATACTCCTTATAGCACTGCATTGTTACACTCATATTAGCAGCTGTCATTCCTGCTTCTGCATTCTCTGAAACCAAAACAAACCTATAAGTTGCTTTTGGGTGGTCTTCTAAGTCATGCAGACTTGGAGCTATCTGGTCTTTATTTGCCAAAAGTATCTTGTACTTAATGTAGTCTTGGGGATTACTCAAATCCAAGTAGTTGTCTTGCTTATGTAATACAACTCTTCCTACCCCTGACTCATTGCTATCATCCCAGAAGTTATTTACCTTTTTATAGATACTCAAAGCATTATGCTCCAAACCCATAATATTTTCCAAGTATGCTTTCTCACTATCTGTGAGGATATTTTTATATATTCCTGTTGATAGTCTTGGCACAACAAAGGTTACAGTAGCATTCTCTGCCATACCTCCATAAAGCACGTGTTTGGGATTTTGAATGCCTTGATAAGGTCTTGGTACAAACCTAACTATTACCTTCTCGTTCCTTAAACAGTTCACTAACTGCTCCCCAAACTCATCTTCTCTTTGTTTCTTAATAGGCTATTCTGCCTTTACTTCTTTCTTTGGAACTTCTGTCATAACAGGTGCTTCAAAGCTGTCATCTATTACAATCTTCTGTTCCTCTTTTTCTACTCTCTTTGCCATTTTATATTCTCCTTAAAGTTAAAAATTGGAGCCTCTTATAGGATTTGAACCCATAGCCCTCTGTTTACAATACAGATGCTCTACCGTTGAGCTAAAGAGGCAAGTAAGATAAAAGAGGGGAGAGTGTATTTACTTTCCCACTCTCTTACCTTAATCAAAAATCAATATGAACAAAAAACATTATCAGCCTTGCAATATAGCAGGAATCAAGCTCATTGTCCTTGTAGGATCAAGAACACAAATACCTGTTGTTGTCATCTTGTGGATTTCTGCTGCATCCTCATCAAAGCTCATGTGTGGATTACCCATAGCTCCTGTGAATGGATTGCGCAAACCCCAACGATAAGATGTCAAATCTCCTTCTTGACCCTTAACAGCTACCTTGAATATATTTGGCTGATCCATTGTACCAATGTCAAATATATCATATCTGTAAGAGAATGCTACACCTCCATTGGGGTGCATAATTTTGTTTCTTACAGGGTCATCATAGTAAGGATCTACATCTATCTTCACTTTCACACCATTAGGTGCTTGGAACTCTGTGAATTGGAATCCTGCTGTCAAAGCATTTTCATTAAGAGGACTTTGTGTCTTTCTTACTATTCCAATCTGGTCTCCATTAATAGTAAACTGTGTCCAGCCACTTACAGTGTCAAGAACAGCCTTGTGGAATGCAATAGCACCATACTCACCTGTCTTGATAACAAATGTTCTCTCGTTAAAGCCAAGTTTAGAAGCACTCAACTGATAAAGAGCATCCTCCAAGAGTTTCAAAGAGAAGTTATTGTAATATGTGGTATTGCTCGACTCCATTTGCTCATAAAGTCCTGCACCACTACGTATCACCTCACCACTCTTGTCATAGTTAAGATACTCACCATTAGCATTACGTGTACTCCTACCAAAAGCAAGAACATTGTTTTTGTAGCTATTCCACTGTTGCTCCAACTCCCACTGTACCTCGTGCATCCACATAGTAACAGTGTCCTTTACATACCTACCATTAGTCTCTCGCGTTACAGGAATACCACAAGCCAATTTCTTGTTAAGCATATTGCCTGGTACTTTGTGCTAAATCCTAATAGTAGTAAACTCATTTCTCATAGAAACAGGAGAAGCAAACCTTACATCTCCAACCTTTCTACTAAAACCTCTTGATACAGGAGCATACTCAACAGAGAAACGCTCTCCTGCTTGTAGTCTTTCAGCAGGAATACCATCAATGTTAGTACCATAACTCTCTACCTTATAGACAGTATTAGTACCCTCGTTTCTGCCATCACCAAGCACACGGATAGGATAAATCTCGTTAAGATTACCAACGATTACTTCCCCATCAGCAAACCAATCCTCCGCAAATACCAAATAGAAAGGCTCACCATTCTTACCAACATTTGAATGATTAGCATCTACTACTTCGCCATCACAATCTCTTGCTTCTACCAAAGGAATGTTCCTTTGAGAAGAACCAATAACATCCCATGTGTATTCATCATCACTATCAAAACTCTTTGTGGGGAATTGTGATAGGAATGTGTCAAGGGTTTTACCTCTATACCATGCAAGCAACTACACCATTAAGTTAGTAGCTTTCTATGGTGCAAGTGTAAAAATGCTTCCCAAATGGTTATCTTTTGTCAAGCCCTTCCAATGGCTAAAACCAACCATCTAAAATTTATTCAGCTTTCCAGCCATAATATAAAAACAATTAAAAATTAAAAACTATTATCCTTTATACTTATGTCTTGGAACTCTACATCTCTTAAATATCTAACTTCAACCCTCTACCTATAAAGGAGTTCTCATCCTCATGTGCAGATGTAACCAAATTAAGACTTCCACTAAAATCTCTCTTTGTGTTATTAAGAGTATGCTCCAATTCCTTTAGACCTTTTTTTACTTCTTTCTTTACCTTACCTTTGGTGAATGTATCAAAGTCTTTGAAACCATTGGTAAGGGTAAACATCAATCCAACATATTTAAGAAAGTCTTGCCTATGCTCCATTTCATACTTTTGTAGAGCTGTATAATACTCCCCTGTTTCTGGGTCTTTATAGACAGGCTTGGATATATTATCAAACGCTTTCTTCCTCATAGAATTATCAACTTCTATGTCTCCAAACAGCTGTTTGTCTTTAAAAAGAGAGTCCTTTAACTTGCTTACTTGTGCCTTTCTTTCTTCTACGGCTTTTTCTGCTTCTATTTGAGCATCCTTTAAGAGCCTGTCATATTCTCCTTGAAAATACTCTTTATTACTCTGTAAAGCCTCTTTTGCATCCTCAATGTCTGTACCTGCTTCAATAGTCCTATCTGTGAACTTTTGAGCTTTTGCTTGAGAATACCCTTTGTTAATAAAGTCTTGGAATATTAGCTGCCTCCGCAACTGCTCTCCCTTTTCTGACTCTTCACTAACATTAGCCTCTGTAATAGTTGCCAAATAGTTCAAAGTACCTTCGTACCTCTTAATGTCAGTAGGTTCTACACCATTATTCAAGGCATCATTAACTCTCTTTTGTCTCTCATCCAAACCAGCATTGATTTGGTTCTCTATCAAATCCCTAAAATCTTCTGCTGTCTTTACTTTCTTAATAGTCTCATCGTCAAGGTCTGGGAAGATACCTTCCTCTGCACAAGCATTGGCAATGGAAGAGTAGAAGTTTTCAGTTGGAGAAATACTTGCGTCCTATGCAGACTCAGTACCTTCCTTTTCCTTCACATCTTTATTTTCTTTTCCACTACCTACGCTCTCTGGCTACTTCTCCTCAAACAGTGTCTCGGGGTCTATAACCTCAGTAGTATTATCTTTTTCTTCTTTTTCTCCTGCTTCTGACTCATCAGAAACATCTTCTTTTTCTTCTACTTCGGGAGAACTTTCTTCTGAACTAAACAAATTATCAATCTCGTTCTATCCCAAAATACTATCAAAATTTAATCCTGCCATAGTATATCTCTTTTACATTATTTCTACTTTCTCCTGCAAAGGTAATATCACCTCCAAATTTCTACAATTACCTTAAAATTTTACTAATGTCATCTTACAAAATCACTAATGTTTTATGCTCTTATCCCCATTTTTGTTTTACCCTATAATTCCTCGTAAAGTAATCATCATCTTCCAATTTATGATACTCCTTTTTCTATGCCTTTGATAGGTCTCCTTGATAAAGTATCATCTTTTCTTCTCTAAATAACATCAACTGTATAAGTGAGCTTATTCTATCTGTATTCCTTTCAGGTGTCCAAAGTATAAGCTCTTTAAGTAATGCTCTATTTCTTATATTATATAAATTAGGTATGGTTATTTCTTGTTCATTCCCCTCTGTATCTTTCTCTATTCTTTTTACTGGTTTAATCAACCAATCCCTTATAAGACCATAGCCATAATTCTTTACACCTGCTGTTGCAGAAACTCCTTTGGAGGTATTCCCATAACCGATGCTCTTTATTATTTGCCTGTCTTTTAAATACTATGGAGTATCTGCCAATAGGAACAAACAGTTGTGCTACTAAAAATAAGAGAAAGTTCCTTTAAGGTTTTGCTCATAAATCATCTATCCATTATAAAACAAACACATCTTTCTACACATCTCAAAATACTCGTCTGTAAACTATGGTCTGCCTGTATATTCTGCTACTAATGTGTCTGTCCATAAATCTAAAACCAATATAGAACCTAATGATAAAGTGTCTGCTCCATCTGAATTAAATGGGTCAGAGCTTAATATATACCTATCTCTTGGAACTTTACCCTACACATCTTTCTATGGCATACAATATATCTCCAAAGCTCCACGAAGTTTATTATCTTTTAGTGGATATTCTCTTATTGGTATATCTCCAGTAGGTCGAAACTCCACCTATCCATCCTTACCCTATACCAATTCTCCTATATACACATCATCATATTCAGATGGGTTATTATCAATCTAATTAAGCCTCTCATTTAGCTCTGTTATAGGAAAGATTGTCTTGTTTGCTCTCAATATTGCTTCTTGCGGTGTTATAGGATATTGGGTTATTCTCTTGGTTATAGCTGTAACATCTGTTGTATTATACTTTACCTTATACCTATCGATTAACAGCTCCAACAATGCTTTGGTAACATTGCTATTACCATTCTTATCCATACAGCTAT